AAAATTCTGCAACGATAAGCAATACGCTTTGCCTTGTTCAAGAGTAACCGCACGCTTGAGCTTGAGATAAAAATTAACCGCAGCGGTAGATGTGCCGCTTAGTGTTATTTTGTTGTTGCTGACTGAAATTGTAACGCCGTTTGCTATCTGTTCTGTGTCCTCAAGCGAGGTGAGATTAATGCTCGTAGTTATGTCGAGCAAAGAGTCTTTTGCTATCATTTTTGCAGATGCGGTTTCGATTGCTTCTGATTTTGCTTTTGATATTTCAGCACTGACTTCTTCCTTGTTAGCTTTATTGTTGTTAAGATCTGCAATTTCTTTATTAAACTTTCTATATGAGCCGTCTGCTTTTGAAACATACCCATCAGGCTTTGCTCGTTCAACGACAGGAATATTAATTGTGCGAATTGTTGTAACTTCGTTTTCATCAATTGAACACACCCATACCTTTCCGTTACCTGCACTTTCAAGAAATTCATCAGGAATAACAACAGTTAATGATGAACCGTTTAATGTGCCTGTTGCTATTTTAGCAATTTTAGAATAAGGACTTTTAAAATGAACTTCTGTATTTTCGTTTATATCAAAACCGGATATTTTGAGCTTTTGACCAATATCGTATTGGTATAATTTTTCTGTAGTAATTTCTTTAATGTCATCAAAGAAAAGTGCATCTGTTGTCATATTATCATTCCTTTATTTTATAAATTGTTTGATTAGTTATATTTACAAATGATTTAAAATTTGAATTAAGTTTGTATTCCGCTGCCTGCGGCTGTAATAAATCTATATCATATTCAGAAATGATAGCGTACATATCTGTTTGATGATTTTCACTTATGATTTTAACCTTTTGCCCGATTTCAAAACAGTCAAGTGTATCATCTACAATTGATAAATCTACAGCTTTTACACTTAAGTTACCTGACAGACTTATAATTTCATCAAGTTTATTTTTCGCGAGTTTGAGAAGTTCAGTAGGGGAGAGAACACCGTCAAAATTAATGACTTTGTTAATTCGTCCGTACTTTTTAACTGCATCATCATTAACTAAAAATTCATTGTTATTATTTACACTCACAATTGAGGTTTTGATCTTACCTCCCGTTTCTGTTTCGTATTCGCCGCCGAGGGGTAGAATTGCTGTTGCAAAATCATCAGCACATATTTTACGCTCAATGCTTGATAGATTTACAGCATACTTAATTTCTTGATTACACGCACGAGATAGTGTTGTGTCAAAGTGTAAAACATCTTGTTCAGTTGATAATGTTAATAATTCGTTGTTGTACTCAACCCACAAAAATCCGTCAAGTTCATTTATAAATTTACTTTTTATTTCGCTCCATGTATCGCTATAACTTGTGTTTTTACAAGAAAAATTAAGATTTCGTAATTTATCGCTCATTACAGTTTCAAAAAAGTGTGTATTTTCTGTTACTTGCTGATTGTGATTGTTTGTCAGTTGGTAAATCCAATTACCGAATTTTTGTGTCGATTTAGTGCCGTCAAGACTTTTATATTCACTGTATTCGTATGGTTTTATAATACTGTCATTTAAAACTGCAAGCATACCTTCGCATTCAACAGTTTTAATGTTGTAATTATCTATTGTAATTGAATATACTCTTGATTTAAAAATGATTTTATCGTTTTTATAAAGGACAACTATTCCTACAAGCGTTTCTATACTGTTATAAGCTGCGTGCAGCGGACTAAGTTTAAATGTCAGAGAGCCTGCAGAATTGACAGCAGCGTGATACTCCGCAGTAATTACGTCGATTTTACCTGTTTCAAAAATTTTTATAATTGTGTTTTCTGTTAAATATTCGATTTTATATATTGTTCCCATTTAAATCCCTTTTTGTTTTTATTATAAAATTAAAAATGTCCGCAATGTTGTACAATTTTATAATTTTATACCAAAATAAAAAACAGCGCACACTCGAAGATGTGCGCATAAAAAGCAAAAACTTAATTTAGCTTAAATAACCGCAAACTAAAAGCCACTCCAAACGGGGTGGCTTTTCTATGTGTAAGATTGAAATGCAATCAGCTTGTTTTTATGGCTGCCAATGACAATTAGGACATTCTGGATTACCATTATAAGAATTTAAAGAATGACATTTAGGACATTCCCATTTATCGTCTGACTGTAGATTGTTATTGCGTTTCAAATGACAGTTAAAACATTCGGTTGCTTCCTCTTTGTTCATACAATGACATTTAGGGCATTCCCAATCTGTTGTTTGAGTACTTACCGAATTACCTGCGCCCAATTCTTCAAGATATGAAAGAATTTTTGCAATACCGCCAAAAACTAAGCATAACAATGCAGTTGCAATCCAACATCCTACCATTAGTGCAATATTAAAACTGCGTGTTACTGTTTCTGTATATATATCAGTATGTACAGTTTCAAAAAAAGCTCCTGCTATAAATCCTGCACAAGCTCCGCAAATTAATAATATTACTGTTAGTGCTGTGTAAAACTTACTGTTCATAAAATCAACTCCTTTGTTAAATAATATAACAATTGCTGTTAATTGTCAACAAATATTTTTAATTTATAGTTTTATTTCTGTGTATTCGATTTTGATTTTACAAGATGCTAAACCTTCAACAAAATTGCTGTCTATCATATGTCCTGTGTGCATATTAAATTCATTATCATTTGCTTGAATTGTGAATGTTGCTTCGTCTGTTATGTTGTACAGAATACTCGAATTATTATCAATATCAATTTTTAAAGCGATGTTACCTTCTGTTTCATTACCTTTTTTTTGAATGAAAGTAATTTTTGCAGTCGTTGCACGACCTGTGTTTTTTATTTTTAGTGTTTGATTGTTTCTTATAATATGAATTGATGTCGTGACTTCTCTTTTTATTTTAAAAGGTTCACAATCAAATGAAAGGACCACATATGCGTATGTAGCTTTTCTTTCTTCAACACTAACAAATAAACGACCTTTGTAATAGTAATTATTATCATATGTTGAATAAAGTTTAACATATTGTCCGTGATAATTGTTGAGTAAATCAAGTCTTTCGTTAATTCTTTTTCCTGCAATAAACACTCTGAATTCAATATCACGATTGTTGTAATGAACTGAACCATCAATGCTTTCTGTCAAATCTAATAGACCGTCTTTGCCAGGAATTTCAACTGTATATGTACGAAATTCGGGATTTCCGATTTTTCCCGATAAAATTACACTGTCGAATTCTTGATTAATAAATAATTCATCGTTAATGACTATTTCCCTGTATTGCATATTACCAACCTCTTTTCTTTTTTGTCGATAAATCGGCAAGTGAATTGTCATATTTTTTAGTTGTTGCTCCAACAAGCAAATTACTGTCAAGATACAGCTTCGGGTCAGGCAAGTTCTTAATTATTGAAATTAATTCATCAAGTTTGCTTGCGACAGATTTTAATTCAATGTTGTTTGTTATTTCGCCTTGAAAATCGTTTGCTTTTCTAAAATTTTGAGTTGCGATTTTTATTGCTTGTTCATTATTATTAAAATCTAAACTGTCGAGCATAGCCTGTGCCATTGATTCGGAACTTCGTTTAACTTTGTACTGTTTTCCGTCTATTCCTATTGATAATCCTTCCGCAAAAAAACCGCCGAGCTTTTTTGCTTCTTTTGAGGGGGAGTTGATGCCGAGAACTTTTTTAACTGCTGAAATAGCTTTATTTCCCATAGTAATTGCTGCATTTTTTACATTATCAAGAATAGACCCGTCAGAAATTCCGTTGATGAATCCTCTGACAAAATTTACGCCGGTCTGAAAAAGTGATATGCCGCTTGTTCCGTTTTTTGCTCGTTGTGCAATGTTACGACCCGAGTTGCCGACTTCTCCGTTTTTGCTTTGCAATCCGTTAATTAATCCCTGAACAGTATACACACCTCTTTTGTACATCTCTTTAGACGGAGAGTGCATATCCATTCCTGTTTCATATTCAGAGATAATTATTTCAGCCCATCCTTGGCTATTTTTCGCAAGTGCACCTTGATAATCTTTAGTACCCTCAACAAGTCCAAGCACTGTGTTTTTTCCGCTTTCTGTTGCTGCCTCTTTTAATTTATCCATTGATGCCCAAAGTATTTTACCATTTTCGTCAGTTGCTGAAAGAATATCGTTTTGCGAAATCATCTGTTGATTATATGCCATTAATACTGCAGCGGCATCAGAATAATCTCCATTCAGGACTTTTTGAACATCTATTAAATCATCGTTAGTCATTATTAATTTATTAATTTCACCAACTGATTCGTTATATTTGTCTTGTAAATCATCATATGCTTCACTTTCATCTTGTAATGTTTCCAAAAGTTCAATGCCTTCTTTATAAAAAGCATCGTTTTTTGCTCCACCTCCATAGTAATAATTTTCGAGTGTTTTTTGTGTGATATTTCTCTTTTTTAGAAAGTCATCTAATTTCTTTTGTGTGCTCTGTATTTCACTGTATTTAGATTTCATTTCCGTTTTGATTTCGGCTGTATTTTTATTTGCTGTAATTTTAGCTTTGGCATTTTCAGTTTGTAATTCTGAAAGTGCAGATTGATTAGCAAGTTTTTGGTAATCATCAATAGTTTTATTGATTTCTGTTCTTATTTCGCCAAGATCGCCTTTAAGGTTTACTTTACCACCATCACTTATTTCAACATATCTATCCCAAGTGCCTTCAAAGCCGTCAATGTTATCTTTAAAGTATGTAACAATTGTTTGCAATTGTGATTGTTCTTCTGGGGTTAATGTAGCTTTACCGAGAAGTTCGTCCAATTTAGCTTGATAATCATCAATTAAAGTATTGTCAGTATATAAATTATTAATACTGTCTAAAGTGTTTTTTAGAGTGTCTGTAATTCCTTGAGTTGTTTCTTCAAGTTTTTCTTTTGCTTCGTCAAGTTCAGCGCAAAATTTTCCCGCTTCTGAATTGCTCCACTCTAATTCGTTATATGTCTGTACTGCAGATATAAGCCCTATAACAAGCGTTGTGATAACACCTATAACATTTAGTGCCTGTGCTGTGTTAAGTCCTTCTTGAGCCGTTGTAGCGATGTTTGTAGCTGTTGTAAGCGTTTTGTATGTTCCAATTAAATTAGTAATACCTGTTGTAAGTTCTCGAGCTTTTTTAGCACCCCATACAATTGCTACTTGTTTAGCAAGTCCTTCTATTATTATCTCTAAATCGTCAAGATGTTCTGATGTCCAACTTATCGCTTTTTTTGCAGTAGGATACAAATCTTTACCGATCGGGGATATTATATCGGTTTTGATAGTTCTGCCAAGACTTTCCCAATCAGATTCTATGTCGCTATATTTAATATCTTTAATATCTTGCATTGATGTTTTTGTTTTATCTGCAGAGCCTTTTACATCCATCAATGCCTTAACACCGTCAATGCCTAAGTCTTCCCACATTGTGCCGAACAAGTCAACGCCTGCTTGGTTTTGGGCAACTTGATCGTCCATATCAAACAGTGCTTGCAAAACTTCGTCGGTTGCTTGCCTTGCACTTTCTCCGCCGGCGGCAAACTTTGCTTGCAACTCTTCAATAGTGCCTTTTGCACCATTACCAGCTGATTCTAAAATTTGTAATTTTTTTTTTGCTGTTTCAAGAGCTGAACTGTATTCTGCTATTTTGTCTGCGTTCTTTTGCTTTGTTAATTCACTTGTTTTTTCGTTAAATCCAGCTTGTTCAGCTTTTGCATACGATAGATTTTGCTCAAGTTTAGCTATTTCATCTTTTGCTTTCTGTATTTCTTCTGCTGATGCTTTAACTCCATATCCAAGTAGGTTAAAGCCTTCTTGGGTTGATGTAGAAGTGTCTTTAACTCTGATTCCAAACTCTTTCATTGTATCACCGAGTTTATCAACACTGAATGTACCTGCTGCGGTACCGTTTTCAAGTGAGTTGAAAAATTCTTCTGCGGAATATCCTTGCTGCTTATAGTGAACAGAATACTCATTAATTGAATCTAATAAGTCACCGTTTTTATTTAAACCGTTTTGAGCGCCTTGAACAATCAAATTAAACGCTTCATCAGCAGATATACCAAATTGATCTATAAGCATTTTAGCAGCTCTTAAAGTTTCTGTGTAGTCAAATCCGAATGTATCTTCAAGTGTAAACAAATTTTCAACTACATCTTGCAATTTTGTATCGTCTAAATCGTTTAGATTTTGCTTAATAAGAGCGATTGCTTCTGCAACATTTTCTTGGTCTTCACCAAAATTATTTTTATAAACGCTTTCGATTAGTTCTTTGTATTCTTTAACTTCGTCACTTGATAATCCTGTCAACGCTTGCAAGTTGTTTGTAGCTTTAACATTATCATTAGCTGAACCGATAGCAGTTGCTGCACCTGCAACAAGTGTTCCGCCAATTGCCGAGGCTTCTGCAATTGTATCTTTAAAAACATCTTTTAAGTCACTTGCAGATTGCTTAACATCATCAAGTTCTTTTTTAGTTTCCGACATATCTTTTTTACCGAGGTTTTCGGCTTCCTTGCTTGCATCGCTTAAAGCTGTATCGGTGTTGTCAGCTGATTTTTTTACTTTATCAAGTGCCTCTTTTTGTTTTTGCAAATCATTTTCAGCTTTAATTACTTCTCGCTGAAAATTTCTGTAAGTTTCCTCACCGATTTCACCGCTTTTGAATTTTTGATTGACTTCATCTTGTGCTTGTTTAAGAATATCAAGTCTTTTTGAACTTTCCTCAACCTGTTCTGTAAGTATTTTTTGCTTTTGAGCAACTAACTCAACATTTGTCGGATCTAACTTTAACAGTCGTTCAACCTCTGATAATTCACTTTTTAACGACCTTGATTTTTTGTTACTTTCTTCCATTGCTTTGTTAAAGTTAGATGTATCTGCACCGATTTGAACAGTTAAGCCTTTAATTTTTTTATTAGATGCCATAATCAATTACCTCCGAATTGCTTTCTTAATGATTCTCTGTCAGGCTCTTCGCTTGCAAAGCAATAACATTGTTCAAGATAATCTTTACCTTTTTCGGTTTGCGATAATTTATAAACATATGCGTCTTTACGCAATATTAAATAGTCAATATATTTCAAATTTAAAACATCTGTAATTTTCATATTTGCGTAATCGGCAACAGCCTTATCCGTTTGTGTGAGAATGTCGAAAGAATAACTGTCATCTTCAATTTCTGCACAAGGAAGATAGGGGAGAGAATATTTTTTATCAAGTTCTGTCAGTGATTTAAATAGCTGCACAAGTGCAATAATCAAATCATCTACAGAATATTTTTTTATAAGTTTTTTGGCTGAAATCTTTGTTATTTTTGACATATAATCATAAAATATGTTAATTTCAAATTCATTTGCGGTATTATTAAGTATTTTCTGTGTGATTTTGAAAATTGATTGTCCTTGTTTAACTAAATACAATTTCGGACATTCAATCATATTAAATCCTTTAATTTCAAAAGCTGACATTTTATTTCCCGTCAAGTCAAACATTAAAACACCTTCTAAAAAAGCCAGAGAAAGACCTCTGGCTTTTTGTTTATTTCAAATTTTTTATACGGTTGCTTTTTCTGCAGAGGTAAGTTCTTCATAATAATAAATAAGAGTACCTTCGTCATCGCAAGGCTCTGCTTTGATTTCTGCATCAATTACAGAAGCCGAATCTTTCGAAAAGCTGAATGTGCAACCTGCGCTGTTCTTGCCGACAATGAGAACAGTGATGTCACCGTCTTTCTTGTCTTTGTGCTGAAATGCCCAAACATATGATGTTTCATCAGCGTTTGTAATACCACCGATTTTTGTGAGATAATGATTTCCGTCCTCCGTTGTTGAAACTCTTGCAGTTTCAATAAGATATTTGAGTGTATCCCCGCAAAAAGTCATAAGACCTGCTTTTAAAACCGCATCTTCTGTTGTAATAACCGTTTTACTTACAAGACCAAGGTCGTCTTTTTCAGTTATTGTTTCTTTTGTGTATTCAAGAGTTGCACCGTTTTTAATGTTTGAAAAGCGGTTTTCTTCTTTGCAGATTTCAGAAAGTTCAGGAAGTGTTCCGCTGAAATCCATTCTATACAGACTGCCGCTGCCTAAAACTATTCTTTTCTTTTTCTTACTCATCTTCTTGCTCCTTTTCTGTATATGTAAATTCATATACCGTTTGATAATATTTTTCTGATTGCAGCCAAATTCGTTCAAACTTTGTATAATGAATACCGAGTTTTTTTAACGCTTTTTTAATGCGCTTTTCAGCGGCTTTATCAGGCTTATTAAGTGCATAGAGCTCTATGTCGATTGTGTGAGTTTCAAGTTCACAATCAAAATCAGAGCCGTCAGTTTCGACCTCATCTGAATAAACACAAAAGGTTACCGCAGGAGGATTTCTGAAAACAGTTTCTGTATATGTTTTGTCTTTAATAAAGCCTGCAGATGTTAAGATTTCGTCAATCATTTCTTATAACTCCTTCGAGTTCTTTCTCGTATTCAGTTGCAATCTCTTCATATATTTTAGAAATGAAATGCGTTCCCGGTGTTCTCGTTCCGTTTCGGTTTTGGTGACCGTGCTCAAGCAGATGTGTTAATCTGTAGTTTGGGTCTTTAACGTACCAAGTGCCGATTACTTCATTTACCGCATTTGTTTCTGTTGTACTTGAAATGCTGTCAGCAAAATGTTTTCGTCCTTTAATCTTGCTTTTCGGTGCTTTTTCTTTTGTTCTTTTCACGAATTTAGACATTGTCTTTTTTGTGATTTTAAAAGATTTTTCTACAATTTCATCTGAATAAACTTTAAAAACTTTTTGAATTTCTTTTTCTATGTCGCTTGCTTTCACACCTTTAGCCATTTGCGACACCTGTTAATTTTACAGTTTTGTGACTTTCCATATAATCATCATAGTCGTTTATATAAAAGACTTTATTTCTGTAAATAATTCTGAAATTCTGAAAATTGCCGAAAATCTGTTCTAAAGCTGAAAAGTAACGCACTTCAAAAGTTAATGACATACCTGTTCGTTCAGCGCCGTTTTCAGAGAAATTTTTTGCACTCGTTTTGTTGACTTTAGCGTGAAGTTGGAATTCTTTTTCGTATTCGTCAGTATCACTATTGAGTTTTTCGATTGTGATAGGTTTATCAAAAACCATTCTCTTCACGCTCCTTTTCAATCTCAAGTTTGAGTTGTTGTGCAAAGTCGGCTGTCAACTTATTAACACTTGCATTGCTTTTAGCTGACAGTGTTCGAGTGTCGTATAAATCAGCGACTACCCTTAGAGCGAGTTCATGCACTCGCTCATCGTCTTGAGGATAGTTCTTACCGATAGCCCCTTGAAGATATTTATCCGCTGCATTAATGGACCGCTTGATGTTTATTGCTGACATTTCATCGTATTCATCAATGCCTAAAAAAGCATTAACATCATTTATAGTAATAAACATAGCTTATACCTTTTTTCGTCTTATTCTGTTACAGTGTATTCACAATAAACGAATGCGTCATTATCCTTAAGCTTTGTGTCATCGCGCATAATTCCTCTAAAAAGAGTTAAATTCTGCGAGAAAGCATTTAATGAACCCACACTTGCAATGTCGCTGCCCTTAATTTCAAGTGACTGGCGGTCAAATCTCTTTATAGCTTCATGTAAATCACCTACAACAAAAGGAATTTTCTTGTCTGTTGTTTTGAGAACGCTGTTTGGGACATTAACAATCTCAATCACTCTTGCACCAACAGAAAGTTGAAGTTTCTTAGGTTCTGTTGGAATAGGATTGAGAAGAGGTCTGCCATTTGTATCAACGAGATTGTCAAGAAGATCTACACCGTCGTCGTTAGTGTATATTTTACTTGTGTCTGCATACGCAGCGCCGAGAGTAACGTTAACTGCTTTCTTAAGACCTTTGACAACATCAGTGATATCTGTCTTTGCTTTTGTTGCAAGAAGAGCGAGAACATCATTATTGATAGTTGCACGTCTGTTTTTTGCAAACCATTCAACAATTACATTTTCAATATTTTCTGCAGTATCCCTAAGAAGAGAATTTGTTACGGCAAGAACGCCACCTTTATCTGTGATTTCAAATGTCTGCTTTTCAAATTTCGGTTCAGCGATTTCAGCAAAATCACTACCTTCGTCAACCTTTGAAAAACCTGTAACGTCTGTTTTCTTCTGATAAATTCTTGAACCTTTTGGGGTAGTAACATTTTCCTTGTCAATATAATCTTCAAAACTAAAATCAGCTGTTTTGTACTGATTAATTTTTGTCTGAATATCTTCAGGGACAGTGTAACCGCCGTCGTCGTTCACACCCTCTGACAGTTTTTTTGTTGCAAGAAGTTTAATGTCATTTGCGAACTTCTCTGTTGAGTTTGTTCCTTTTCCTTTTTCGCTTTTGTGTTCGTCAAATTTCTGACCCGCTGCAATTTTATCATTTTCAAGTGCTTTCTTTTCTGCTTCAAGTTCAGACTTAAGTATTTCGATTTCATCAAAAAGTGCATTTGCTTTCTCAATGTTCTTGCTTTCACCGTCAAGGAAAGACTTAGCCTGTTCGTTTTTAGCCTTAATTTCCTCAATTAACGCTCTGATTTTCTTATTCATTCTGATACCTCCGTAAGAATATAGTTTTCATTTACTTTTACTTTCAAAAGTAAATTTTTTGCGTTTTCTGTAACCTTTTTTGATGCTTCAAACATCTTTTCGAACGATTTAACAGTTCCGGCTCTTGGCTGAGCCGGAACGACAACGAAAGAAAGTTCGTATGCTTCTTTGCAACCGTCAATAATCAATTTACAGATTTTTTCTTTGCTATCAACAAGATATTTTCTTCCATTCCAATGATTGCAAAATTCTTTTGTGTTATCAACCCCACAAATGTTGCAAATCAATTTTGACGGAACGGTAGATGTCGAAATTTCTTTATGAATGCCGCCTGCAATATCTTTGATTAAATCAGCGTTGCTTGCAGTTTTAATCATATAGATTTTTGCAATCAGTTCAGCGTGATTTTCGCCAAGCTCTGTTTTATCTTCACTTGTTACAATTTCTGTGTCGTAAACTCGAGCTATCTGTTTTTCAGCTGAACCTTTATGATCAAAAACAAAAGTTTTTCCAACATATAAGGATTTGAGGTCCTGCAAAGCTTTTGTGGTAAATGGCATATAGTTCCTGTCGTCTTGCTCATTATCAGCAATCATTGCTTTAAAAACAAACACGTCGTCCGCAGTCACGACAGACAAGGTATGTTTGTTGATTTTAGCAAGTTCTTCATCACTGAGTTTGAGTGAGCTGATGTTTGCAGTCTTTTCAACTATTCCTTTCATCAGTTTTTACCTCCTTCCTCATAGTTTGGTATATATTGAGCACCTACAGCCGTAATCGGTATGCTTGCACCGTTTCCGACGAGGACATCTCCACCTTCACGGTTTGATAAATCAAGCTTTGCTCTTGCTTCGTTTGGTGTCATCATAAAACTGTTGACTGCAGTAGAAAGTGTTTCAACTTTGTTTCTAAAATCAGCTCTTAAAATAACATCAACATTAAATTTAGCGTAATATTTGTCGCTTGTGATTAATTTGTATGTTATTTCTTCTTCATATTGCTTTATGATATAGAGCAAAGTATCAACTAAAAATGATAACTGTTGACTTTCAGCGCTTGCGTAGCTCGATTTTGTATAATCGCCAATTTGCACAGGTTTAATTCCGAAAGCGGCTGCGACTTGCAAAGCTGAATACTGTTTTAATTCTAAAAATTGATTTTCGGATAGCCTTGTATTTGCTAAGGTTTCCATTTTTGTGCTGATTGGCAACGGAATAACATTTTTAATTCCGTTTTTTTCGTACTTTCCGTCAATAAAATTTTGAATACCTTTAGAAAATGTTTTTACAAGGTCGTCATTTAAATCGCCTGTATAATAAACCGCTGCTTTGCCTGAAAAGCCGTTATCATATAAATTGTTTATCATCTTTTGACTTTTTATATTTGCATTTATTGTTTCTGAAAGAACTGTTTTAACTGCTTTTCCTACAATACCATCATATGTTGCTGAATTTCTAAAATGCAAAACTTCATCAGAAGATAAGATGTATCTTTTCCCGTCATTACCTGCATAGATATAATAGACATCGTCTACATCGCGCAAAATGTGAGCATTATCATACCAAAGTTCAACAGCAGAAGAGGGGAGAGGGTAAAGCTGCATATCTCTGCCGGCACCGACTATCATTGCGTACGCATTGCCATAATGATTTCTGTTGAATTCCATTGTGCTCCAAAAAAACGAAGCTGGCATATATGCATTCGGTCTGTCGTGTAAAACTTTCCAGAGCGGATGATTATATTCTTCTCTTACGCCGCCTGTTGTAGGATGACTAAGAACTTTTAACGGCATTTTACCAATTGCTTCACTTAAAGTTTTTAGACATGCATAATATGTAGCGTTTGACAAAGCACTCTTAGGAGTATTTTCAACATCAATTCCGAGAAAATCAGCAAGTTGATACCATCCGTCAGTATTTTTCTTTGTCTTTTTAGCTTTCCAACTGTTAAAAAAACCCAACTATAGCCACCCCATTTCTTTGATATATTTTTCAATTTCAGCTTGTGAATTAATAATTTCGCTATTTTTATTTTTCATAGCTAAATAATGAGAATCAATACAAGCATCAACAGGATCAATCCTGTTTGTATTTTTGAAATCCCTTTTTTCAATTTTGATTTCATCAAAGCTGTTTTTAACCGTAACGGCGTTTGCAAATGAATATTCAAGTAATGTGTTTTTTGCATTATATCTGATTTTGCCGCTTTTAATTAAAAGCCTTAAATCAACAGTAGCATCGTTTAAATTCCTTGCTGATTGTGTTATTACAAAAACATCACATCCAAAATCTTCAAGTTCGGATAATATTCCGTCTGCGTTATGCGGATCAATTCCAATTCCTCTGAATTTTAAATTGTATTTTTGTTTAAGCCTTTTTAAATCTTCAATGATAAATTTGTAATCGTTTTTGTAATCACTGTCTGAACCTGTAACAGTAATTAAACCTTCTTGTTCCCATAAATCGTAAGGAACAAGGTCACTTTCGAGATGTTCTGCAAAGCGACCACGGGGCATATATGAATGAGAATCAAAAAACAAACTTTCTCCTGCCAAAACTTCTATTGAAAATGAAGTCAAGTCACCACCTGATGAAAGGTCAAGTCCTACATAGCATTCATAACCTTTATAATTTTCAAGTGATTCTTCAATCGCACATTTTTTCAAGTCTTCCGGACTAATGTAGCTATTGTCACTGTTTGTTGCCCACATGTTGAGTGATTTTACAATGTAGTCTATTTTTTCTTGACCGCCCATATTTTTTGCTGTTTCGGCTTCAACGAGAATGTTTTTTATTTTTTCTTCATCACCGATATAAAGAGGGTTTGCTTTCAGTATGTTTTCAAGTTTGTAGATATTGTCACCGTCATCAAGAGTGAAAATGTCTACAAATATGTCATCTGCAACAATTATCCCTTGCAAGACTTTAATGCAATAATCATCAAATTCTTTACAAAAGGACCGAGGATTTTTACCCCGTGTGGTAATAATCGATAAAAGCGTTTCTGGCAAATTTCGTGTACCTTTGTACAAAGCGGAATAAATGCTATTATCTTTGTGCTGATGTAATTCATCAAGACTTGTAAAAATAGCTCTGAATCCGTCGTCAAGACCGCCTTCTTTTGAAAGAGCTTCAATCTTGCAGCCTGTATTCAGAGCTGTAATAGTTGAAATGTAATCTTGAATTTTGAAGTATTCTTTTAAATCTTCGTCAACTTCAATGAACTTTCGCATTTCATTCCACGCTATTTTGGATTGCCTTTTTTTCGTTGCAGCGGTAAAAAGCAAACCGTCTTGATAGCCAGAAAAAGCAGCTATGTACGGACCCATTATTCCATTTTCAAAACTTTTTCCGTTTTGCCTTGCAACTGATTTATATCTTCGCCGAAATCTTCTGTAACCGTTTGTTTTTAACCAACCAAATGTACAGCCTAAATCAAATATTTGTGATGGAATGAGTTTAACCGGCTTTTGCTTAAAGCCTTCTTTGATTGTTAATGTTTCAGCAAACTTGAGAATATTCTCCGCTGCTTCTGCATTCCACACATATTCGAAATCCTCTGTGCCTTGTCGTTTTAAATCATTTAAATGTCTTTGGCAAGCTAAAATGTGAAATTTACAACAGTATTTTACTTGATTGTTTACGACAGCTTGAGCATACTCTGTTACTCTGTCATTCATAAGTTTTAACCAACTTCGTATTTTGCAAACTTGTTTTCTTTAGCTTTTTCTGCTGTTTTTGGAACAACAAGTTTACAACGGCTCGAAATAGTCATTCCAAGGTCAACTGCACATTGACGACATTGTTTAAAAGCTCTATCTTGATTTTTATAGTATGCATCAAGCACATAAGGGTCTTTGATTACTTCGGATTTTTGGATTTGTTTTGATAATTTTACATACATTTCATACGCAATAACATATCGAGCAATAGCATCTGTATCTGTTATATTTACAATTTTTAGTTCTTTTAATTGCTCAACAATTAAACAGAATCTCTCACGCTGTTTTTTTGTTGTTAAACATTCAGGCGGTGAGAGATTATCGCATACAGGCTTAATTTCGTTGTTTTCTCGTTCGGCAATTTCTGCTTTTGTTAAATGTTTTTTACCTTTAGCTTTTAAAAGTTCAATAGGTTGTCGTTGTCCTGCCATAATCTCACCTCCTGTTTTTGAACGCCGTGGGGAGTTTTTTCTACAAAAAGGTTACCTGCACCGTTTCCTTTTTGGTTGTCGTGAATTTTTTTGACTACCCCTTACCGTTTTTTGGTAAAAACCGATGGTGCTTGAGATTGTGACACTTTGTACAAAGTGATTGTGTGTTTGAAAAATCAAGTCGCATTTCCCAACCTTCATCGGTTTGAATTGGTATAATATGGTCCACTTCTTCTGCAAGTTGACCACATCGTCGGCATTTATATTTATCTGTTTGAAGCCTTTTCCGTGCGAGCATTTTCCATTCTTTCGATTTGTAAAAATTACTGTACTTTGGATTTCTTTTTCGATTATATTTTGCAGATAATTTAGCTTTGTTTTCTTTTTCTCTCTCAGCAGCAATCGACTTACATCTGTTGCAGTATCTTTCACCGTAAGGAATGAAAACATTACATGTAGCACATTTTTTTAATAGCACTTTTGACCTCAAAAAATTAAAATAAAATTTTATAATTTTATTTTAAAACTTATTTTGTCCGCAATGTTGTACAAATGAAAAATATTTTTATCTTTTAATATAAATGTCGAGTAAATCATCAGCTGATACTTCAAGAGCAATTGCTATTCTCTTAATTGCAAAGGCGCTCGGTTGAGTTCCTTTGAGATATGCGCATATTGAAGTTTTTGAAACACCTGATATTTCTGCTAAATTTCTCGCATTAAGTTTTCTTTGACACATTATTTTTTTTAGATTTTTAGAAAAACTTAAATCAACTCTAAAATGTTGTCCGTTTTTTTCTGACATTTAAACCAAACTCCTTCCGTACCGCTGCGTTTGATAATTTATTAATTGATTTTGTTGCGTAGCTATTTCTGCTGCTTTTTGATAAGGATTTCAACATTGTCGCTCATTTTACAATCTCCTTTTTAAGATAGATTGTTTAAATTTCTTTTTGCTTGTTATACCATTCAGCAAGGCGACGGGCGTATCTGTCTGCCATTGTCGCCCCTTTTTCTTTCAAGTCGTCGGGTAACTTATCAACAAGGCTGTAACACTCGTCAACTTGTGCTTTATATTCTGCTGTTTTACTGCCTTACTGATAATCTCTAAAAGACCAACATTCACGGGCTTGTCTTGCGGCGGTTTCGTTAATTTCATAGTATTTCATTTTATTAACCTCTTTCATCTGTTTGATTTTTTCAAAGTTAGTCATTGTGTTTACACCTCACTTTAACAATTCGTCTGTTGTAATGTTAAATAAATCTGATATAGCTATTATGGTTTCGATATTAGGCTCAAATTTTCCCTGCTCATAGTGAGATATACTTGTTCTGCTCAAATAGAGCTTTTCGCCCAACTTATCTTGCGTTAATCCATTTTTTAAGTCTTAACGCTTTTAGCTTTTCGGGGAATGCCATTATTTTTCACCTTCCGTTTCATCAGACCAATCTACCTTCTGCCCACAATTATAGCAGTAATTCAATAAGCCGTTGCCTACGAACTCCCTTCCGCAGTTAGGACATTCGTATGTAGTCACATAACGGGTAACCTGTTCCTCAGATTTAATAGGCTTTCTCGGTTGACTCAGATCTAATATTTTTTCAAAATTGTTGTAATCTTCTTCGGTTTCACAACCATAATTTTGCTTGATATTTGAAACAATTTCACTTGGATTTGTAAAGATTTTTTTATCTTTGCAGTCGATTTCGATAATTCTGTTGACCGCACCTCCGCCTGATTTTTCCGAACTAATCGGAAATTCTCCTGATGTTAATATACAGTTTTTCCAAGTTGCAATTTTTTGAACTCCTCCGTGCAGTCAACTGCATTATTGCAAATAATATTGCTTAATCGTTGAGCGAAACGAAATAATATTTATGTTTTTTCTCAAATTTAAGCGGATTATATACTTTGCAAAATTTGCCGCTAAAACAGCGTTTTTCTTTTTGCTTAACTTCGCAATAACTATTTCTATAATATTCACAAGTAGCACAACATCTGTGCTTTTGCCTGTATTCATTAGGTGTCATTATTAATCATATCCTTTCTACGGTATTTGTGATTATCGATTGCCAAATAGGTAAAATAAAAAGACGCTCCAGTGAAGTCATTAACCCACATTTCGTCACGCACGAGATAATAGCCTTGTGGAATTTGCAAAGCCTCGCCTTTTTCAAGTTTTTTGAATTCACGCTTTTTGCCCTCTGTTACCGTAACTGTAGGTTTTGTAAGATTGCGAGAAGTCTTGAGCCTTTTAGTGCCTGTTACATCTTTGCGTATGTATTTTGCAAGGTCAGCAAAACTGCCGTCTTCGTACAATGGTGTGAGATTAATTCCGTTGCTCCACTGCCACATCTTCATGGCTATGTCTTTTACACAATCCTCAATGATTATGTGCAAATGCCAGTTGCTACCACGCTTGCCACACTCGCAGAAACCGATGTACTTAAACTGCAAGCCTTGTTTTTTTACGTGATACTTAATGCGTTTAAAAAAATTGCTTACAATCTTTTCAAATTCTTCTTCTGTGAAATTTTGATACGGCGCTGAAAATCTTACCCACCAATCGCCCTGCTTGAAGTTTGCAAGAATTAATCTCTGTGTGTGCTGTTCACCTCTTATGCGATTAGCCAGTGCCATTTTTTTCGAGGTGATGGCTCTGTTGATACTGCGTGATAAATTTTTCTTATTACGCTTTCTCAAACTTTTGTAGTATTTAATTTCAAGCATCGGTCCGGACTGGATCTCGCATTTGTATGTAAACATATTTAAACTTCCTATTATATATATAAAAGTAATTTTCGTCACTTAATTAATTACTTGAGCAGGATATGCAGGGGCATTTCAGCCCCTGCGATTTTTACTTGAAATATTCAAGATATGATTTTGCTATGCCTTTGCAATTTTCGGATTTTACAGGAACTCTATGTGCAACAACATTAAGATTATCGCAATCAAGCTCTTTGTATATTTCCGCTGCTCTGTTCTCTTCTGTGGATTTATAGAATTTAAAAAGCAAATCTACAAAAGGTATATTGCCAAAGCGGTCGAAGAAGAGTTTTTCATTTTGTGTAAGAGCTTGTACACATTTCTGCTTATACTCTTCATCAGCTTCTGCTTTTATAAATAATTGATTATATACATCTTGTTTCGTGAATAAGTCAATAATCTCGACAGCTGTTTTTAATGCATCAGTATCTTTGTTATTAATTTGATGTGCAAGTTCTGTAAGTTTGCAAGATGTTTCTCTCGTTCGTTTAATCCATTCACGGTGCTCAATCTCTGCGAAATATGTTTCTGTTCTGAATCGTCTGTATTCGCTCAATAACTTGTATTTGACCTGCACACAACTTTTAGCCGAGAGCAAGCCAATTTTGCCGCAACTATATATAGCTGACATCGACAGCACAAACCAACGGTTGTATGTATCAAGACTGTTTATTATATCTGTATCAATTTCACCTGCGATAAATCCGACCGCAAGTTTGTCAAGTTCACTCAGAGTGTCAAAGTTACCCTCTTCTGCGACTTCTTCGACTTTGGTTTCTGCTTTTTCATTTTTCATTGTTATTCTCCTAAATTAAGATATTTAAGAATTTTATCCTGTGCTTTTTTGCAGCCATAGCAAACAGCGACTGCATAACCTTTTTCATTCAGCTTTGCAAGCCATTCGTCTTGCTTTGCTGTTGTCTTGTTCTTGCCAAATTTAAGCTCGATAAACAGTCCGTGATAACCTCCACGAGCAACAGGTAAGCATATATCCGGCACGCCTGCACGCACACCTTGTTTCTTTAGGTTGGCCGCTTCGAGTTTATTGCGACTACCGCCGTTTGGAATATGAAACATCATATCCAATTCGGGATACTCTGTCTTCATAAAGTCAGCCCACCGAAAGAGCTTCTTTTGTTCGTCTGCTTCATACTGTTTCATTGTACTTAATCGAACCTCCTAAATTGTTCAATGCTATTTTTGATTGTGAGTATAGTTTTTCAATCTTATTTACAAATTCGTCGTTAATCACATCAACAGGAGCAATAAATGCATATGCTATCAAGCCAAACTTGACGCATACATATTTCTTGCCATTAATCCCATCTCTTATAGTCAAACGCATATCGCCATTTGGCATATCGGTAAACGGAGCTAAATATTTTATATCAACAAATAAAATTCCCTCTTCGGTCGAAATCGGTATGACTATCTTATCTTTGATTGCTATTGTAATATCCCACATCTCAGCATCTGATTCATTTGGATCACTGTCAGACACTAAGATTGGAGGAGTGCCAACAAAAAATTCAAAGCAACACTTGTTTCTCTGAGTATCGTTAATATCATAGAGCTTGCATATGCTGTCTTCTGTCAGCATTGGTAAACCTGTGATAGAATAGCAGGCGCTTCCGTCAGAAAGCCACTGCTCGTCATATTCGGCTTGATACACATAAAAGACTCCACTTTTCTTGCAGATGTCAAAGCACTTTTTTGTTTTCATTATTTTTTAACTTCCTTTCTGTCACAGTCGGGTATAATTTTACCTATTCGGACTAATGCTGTGTACATACCGTAGCTGTAGTGAGTTTTATGCTTTTTGTTGTATTCGTCGATTTCACGCTGTTTTAAATCCAAGTTGTCAAGTGTCATTGTTTCGCTCCTTTTTTTCTCCTCAATTCTTTTCTTGTGTTCTGCTCTCTGACTCAACCAAATCACTCTCCTCAATAGGCTGATTCCAACATTCTACGCAGCCGCCTACTCTACAAGTCTTTATATCTGTCAAGCCTAACTTCCGAAGGCATATTTCAGGTGTTCCATCGTGAACAAGAGGAGCATTCGGATAGTTTTTTAAAAACTCACTTAAGTAAGTCTTCTGTGGATGTTCATCACTCCACTTTTGTACAAGTGTGATTGCTTTTTTGGGATAGCGCATTTCAAAGTATGGACACGAAACACCTGTGCTATTATTCTCAATGTTTAAAGGGCAGTCTACACAATTAAGTTTGCATATTCCATATTTTGTTGTCATTGTCATTCTTCTTCTTTCAGCGAAATAATTTTCTGTTATTGAACAATCAATCATTTTCTTTATCATAATAGTCCTCCTTATTTATAGTTCTTGGAGGGATAGCTTTTCACGCTCAAAATCCACAACTTTTTTAAAATTTTCTTTTTCAAAATAAAATATTACAGGTTCTTTTATTTCTCTGATTAAGCCGTATTTCTTAGCTAATCTAAAAATAAAAACCTTTTCCAGTCTTGATAGTATTTTACCTAATTGCTCTCTAAAATCTTCAACAGACATTGTAGATTTATAAAAATTACACATTCTGCAAGCAGGATTATAATTTTCAATATCGTTTGCACCGTCATACCAATACACGCTCTGTATATGGTCAACTTGCATTTCCTTTAACGCAAGTTCACAACCACAATAAGCACAATGACCGTTGTATTTTTGATATACTTTAAGCCTCGTATGTTTTGATATAGATTTTCTATTACTCATTCTATATTACTCCTTTAAAGTTCCGTCTTTTGTAAAAATGCGTCCACATCTGCCACATTTCGCACAAACTGTCGACATCATCATCTGTCTATTTTCTTCTCATTTTTCTTACCTCTCTTTTCACTCACAACATCTGATATAATCTTTCCTGCACGCACTAAAGCTGTGTATTCACCGTAGCTGTAATATGTGTTATGTATTTTGTTATACTTAGCAATCTCAAGACATACCAAATCAAGATGATCAAGTTTTCTCTTTTTCATATGTATATATCCTCTCTATAAAAGTTAAAAGAGCAGCCGCACCTGCTCCGCTGTAACATATGCAAGTCAGTATTATATTTCAGGAAGATTATGAAGTTAATATATAATAAGCCGTGCGGAGCTTATTAACTTAATTAAATTTATAAGCTATGCTGTCAAAATAGCTTTTTGCAATTCCTCTGAGCTTTTCGCCCTTGTCAGGGTCTGACCCGGCTATTTTGGCAACGCTTTCAGTGAATTTATCAGTGTTTCGTTGTATCTCTCCGAAATACAGCGTAGCCGTCACAAGCTCGGCGTCTGCATTCTTGTCAAGCCTGCCTGCCATTTCCTCAGCCTTTTTCAGCGCCTCTTTTCTTTCCTGCTCGGCGGCTTCTATCTTTTCCTTGTACCGAGCGTCAATATCAGCCCTCAGCCTGTCCTTTTCTTCGTTCAGCCTGTCGCTGTATTCCTTTTCGGCTTTTTTTACAGCCTTTTCCGTAGCCTTTTTAACAGCAGCTTTCTGCTCTGACTTTATTTTTGCGTTTTCCTCCTGCAGATTTTTCAGCTTTTCGGCAAGCTCGGCAGTTTTCTTTTCCGCTGCACGGTTAATTTCCTCCTCGCTCGGTGACTGCACCGCAACCTCAACAGGCTTGCTTTCGAGTTCTTTAATTCGTTTGTGCAATAACTTGTTTTCCTCTACGAGATTTTGTTTATCTGCTTGTAACGATTTCTGTGCGTTGTTGCTGTCGTTAAGCTCATCACCGAGAAGAGCAAGCTGTTCACCTTGCTGTTTGCTTTTCTCAACAAGTTCTTTAATTTCTTTGACCGACATACCAGCAAGGTCATTTTCTGCTATAATTTCAGCTCTGTCTACTGCACATACTTCTGTAAGTAATTGCAATTTAGTAATACCAAGCTGTGCATTTGACTGCAAAACCGTACCGCCAAGCTTTTCGTATGTGCTGATGTAGTTGTAAGCTTGTCTGCGTTTAATGCCGCAGGCTTGCTCTGTGTATGTATCAAATGTTTCAAAGCCGAGCGCTTCGTATAAGTGCTTATCTCTCATTAATTTAAGATTTTCGCACAAGCTAATCATTGCATTTGCAGCCGTCTGCTCTGCTGTGATTATTTTTTGATGAGTGTTTAGTGCTGACATTGTATCTGCTGACATTTCAGTGATGTTGAAATCAGCTATACTCATTATGCTGCTGTTATCTGACATTTTTCTTTTCTCCTTTTCAACGGTTCTATTTTTTCTTTATACCATTTATCCATAAAGTCTTTAACTTCTTTTGGATACGCACAATTTCTCAATCCTCTGCATTGCTCAATTTCATAAGTTGTGGGATTAAGCTCAAGCGTAAAATATGGTTTGTCTTTTTCGCTTGTCTTGCGGATAAAAAGTATAATTGTACTGCCAACAGCAACTCTTTTTGCGTATGTTGCAACACAATGGCATAGCGTTTTGCCCTCGCTTTTTAGGTCATTGTGTCTTGACGGTGGCATAATACAATAATTTTTATCCTCATAGCTATATAAATTGCTATAAGATTCGTATTGTCGAGCAATTTGTGGAAGTTCTGCATTTTTAAGTTCTTTATCATTGATTATGCTGTACGCTAAATCATGAGCTTGCTTTAAGTTTTTAGGGAAAAGCACTTCTGAATTTGACAAGTCATATTCAAGCAAAGTAGCATTTCTAATGTAGTCTTTATAATCACTAAAAAAATGCCGTCTTGGATCCCACCAACTGTCTTTATCTTGGCTTGTGCAATTTTCGCTTTCCCACTTGCGGAAGAATTTGCAGAATTTTCGCAATGAACTACGCTGTAAAATACTAAGCATTTCTGCTGTATTACAATCAATTATTGAGCTGACTTTGAAAAATTCTTTCAGTTCTTCAAAGTCTATTTTTCTGCCTGTGCTTTGATATGCTTTGTATAGCTCAAATTCTCTGTAATTAACATTTAAAGACTTTAGAATTTTTAAATCGTCTTTTGTTATACCAAAGCTCTTAGATAACGAGCCTTTAGATAGATCATACAAGCTGGTATTGTATCTGTGTGCAATTACATCTCGTGCTAATTCAACTAAGCCGTTATTAAGCATGTTCGGCAAGCACGCAACTTTATTTACAGCGTCGTACAAATTCGCAAATCCAACAGGATTACATTGCTTTGCAATCTTGCCGTAGTCGATATGCCACTTGTTGAATCCTTTTACACGCTTAAATATCTTATTGAGTGTGCCGGGGTAGAGTTGCAAACTTGAGTTTACACTTTTAAAATAATCCTTTCGCCAGTCACCGCCTTTGTAATCTTCGTCATATGTGTATTGTTCCTGCACTCGCATTTCTTGTCCGTCAAAGTCGCAAGTTGTGCGTACAAGTTCTTTAATCCAGATGTACGGATTAATTCTGCCGCAATCGTAGTAGTATCCGATTATAAACTCACGAGCACAAAATCTTGTTCCTTTGAACGGTTGCAAATACATAATTGTTTCTCGGTCGATAAATCCACGAGAATTAGCGTATTTCTTGTACGGCTTTGCGGTGCACTTTTTGTTGCAGCTTGGGCAAGTGACTTTATCTCCGCTGCGTACCTTGTTAATAGTAACCTCGTTACCGCATACGGAACATCTTGCAGTAGTCTGCTTTTTGCCGTTGGCATCATAAAACATATATCGGCTATATGCCATTACGGTATTATCAATCCATTTATGTACCGCCTGCGGCAGTGGGCGAATTTCTGCTAATTCATAACTTATGCTGTCTTTAATTTTTTGATATTTATCTTTGAGTCTTTTTTCCCTGACTGCTTTTTGCCAAGCTATTATTTTTTTGATGCCTTTACCTTTTGCATATGATTTAGTATCTGACAAATACTCATCAATCACATTATCAGTATCAGCGCTGAACGGATAATAGAATTGACGGTAGTAATAATCAACAGGCAAACTGCTTTCACTGACTGTGCCGTCTGATTTAACGATGAACCATTTGTCATCACCTTGCTTGTTTTTTCCGATGAACAGTCTATAGAGGAACTCCGCCGCCGGTGCAGGCTTAAACATATCAACTATAAGAGTTTTTTCACCTGTTGACTCATCAATAAAAGCATCATAAACATAATTGTATTCGTGTGTCGTATAATTGCCATACTTGTCTTTATGCTGAAGCTCAACTACAGCTTGCATTGCAGGTACATCCGCACGGTTTTTGTTTATTTCTAACGCTAACAGCTTTTTTCTCTGCATTTATACTCACCTCACAGTAAATCCATAAGGTTTATAAAGCCTTGTTTTTCAGACTTTGTCGGGGCAGAAGAGGTGCTGTTCATTCGCCACACTTCCGGCGGCAATTCGCTCGGTTTTGGGATTGAGTAAAAGTCGCAAATAGCGTTCATAACTTCAACAGGATTTGCGATTTTCTTGCTTGTTATTTTCTTCACGAGTGCAGGCACTTGCATTTCTTCAACATTTAGGTCCTGCAACACAATTTCTGCGCTCTCCGGCTGTGCTGTAATAATGTCGATAAGCTGTTGCATTACATTCCATTCGTTAGAGTATTTTTTATAGTCTTTGCCTTGATTTTTTATGCAGTTGACTGCATTTTCTAAAATATTCATATAAATTCACCTTTTCTCTTGATTTTTTAAGAGAGAAAAGATATAATAAATACGGTAAATATTTTTATATCTTTTCACTTTGCCGCCAGCTGTGCATTAGCTGGCGGCTTTGTCTTTTGCACTTAAAATGTAGTTAATCTTAGACTTGCAAGCCTTGATGTTCTCGGCCGTGGGATTTTCAAGCAGTTCTGCCATATCCATAAGTATGTGTGGTATAGTGTCGATAAAATCGGGATTGTATCCTGTATTCTCGAAGTCGTAAAGTTTGCGAATACAGCCGTAAAACTCATTCGGCACATCTTTACAATCGTGCATTTTGCCGTAGATGTCCTTAACCTTGATTTTGCTGTCTTGATTTAAAGTTAATCTTTTCATTAGCTACATTCCTTGCTTATAAAATTTGTAGCACGATACAATGTCACATAATCGCCGTCAAGGTCATCGTCGTAATATTGTGCTATCTCATCGCTCATCGCTTTAATAATCACAGCGTAGTAATCTTCTTCCCATTCTTTCGCCGCTTCAATTATTTCATCAAGCGTAAACTTGCCTTTAGCTTTTCGAAGTTTCAGGCACCAGCGCCCCGAAGCATCGTATCCGCTTTCGATTGTTGTCCCTTTTTTCATCTGTTACACCCCCTTAATTTTTCGCTGCGTATTTGCAGCACTTAATAAACTTTTTGCAGTTTTGTGCAACACGCTTAATGCCTGTTGCTCTGTTGTTGAGTTTGTGCCTATCAAGGCTTTCTTTGGCTTCCGCTACATAGTTAAGTATATCCTCAAGCCTCTCGGCGGTTACTGTATCTAAGCCTTGTAGAGCTATGACCTCGCCGTCTTTAATGCAGATTTGTAAGTTTTCTAGCTTACTCATATCCGTTTGCTCCTTTCTTGAGATTTTCGAGCAATTCACGCTCTATAATCACACAGTCCCTCAGATAGCATTTGACATTGCTGTTAATGCCATAGACTGTATTATCATCTAAACAAATTGCTGTTTCGTATGATACTTTCATCATAAAGCGTCCTAAATCATCAGAGAACACATCTCCGATTTCAACTTCCTTAAACGAATACGATTTAGATTTGTTGATAATTACTTCCATTTCCATTCTCCTTTCATTTCGTCGGGGTCAATCAAAAGTTCATATGGTTTAATTCCAAGGACTTCCGCAACTCTGACGATTTCTTCAAGTCTGAAATTTTCAGGACTTTTGTTTTTGCGTGCTGAACAGGTAGCAGGATTAATGCCAAAGAGTTTGCTGATTTTTTCTCTGTCATAACCGATACAGTTCAATCGAAAGAAAAGACATTGTGCTACTCTCGACATATATGCTTGCTTCTGTTCAGCTTTTGTTGTTCTTTTTATTTTCGGCATATAATCACCTCCAATCTGTTCTTATTTGCTCTGTTCAGTTTTTATGCTGGATTTTTACCGAGCAAATAATCAACTGAACTGTCAAAAATATCAGACATTAATTCAATTTTTGGTTGTGGAATTTTCCCAGCACAAACCCAATTATAGTAAGTTTTTCGAGTTACACCGAGTAACTTAGAAAGTTCCTCGATTGTATATCCTTTTCGTGCTCGTTCTGCTTCGATATTCGGATATGTTAATTTCTTCAATTTAATCGCCTCCTAAATACTCAAAATGAATAGCTTGTCTATATTATATATTCAAAACGAGTAATTGTAAAGTAGAAAAATAGACAAATTGAGTAATTTTGTTTTAGCCAATTTTTACAAAATGAGTATTTTTTGCAAAAAATGTATTGACTTTTTACGCATTTTGAGTATTATGGTTATAGAAAAGGGGTGTAATTTTGAATAGATTAAAACAGCTTCGACAAGAATTAAATAAGTCTATGGCTGATGTAGCAAGAGAATTACATATTCCGTATACTACATATGTTAATTATGAAAAAGAAGTAAGAGAACCGAATTCTGAAACATTAATTGAATTTGCT